AATACTGTAGTAGTATAAAGTAATACTGTAATCCTATACTGTGTGAATACTAATTCTATACTGTCCTATTAAATGGGACTACACCCCCTAGGAAAAAAAACCCTAACCCCCATTTATGGGGGTTCCCTACCCCCCAAGTATTTTAAAATTTCCACGATTCTTAACCTGTACTAAAACACTGTAATACACACACCCCTATTAAAAAAGGTTCCCGCCGGAGTGCAACGAAGGCTATCCCCCTTAAAAGGAACCCCCTACAAGGGCTATTTACAATTTTTCTAGCGGTGTACCGCGCCCAGACTCCGCGACCTGTAAGAGGTGTTCTATTAGATCGGTTGTCGCCTTTACGATGACCGCCTTGGTTTCATCGTACTCATACCCGTCTGGGCGTTTGTTATACTCCAGACCTTGGAGGGCTGGGCGGAGTTCTTCGTAGAACTTATGGGGATTGGATTTGTATGCTGGTCGTGCCTGTGAGCGTCGTACGCACATAGTGCTTTCCTGTCTAACGTATACTATTTTAGCAGTTATGTCATTCCTCACGAATTGGATGACTAGTGTCTGGCATCGCGACGACCGTTTCCAATCGTATCCAGATCACCTAGAGCCTAGGCTACGCTCGTTTGCCCGATTTCTACTCGGGAAGCCTATGCGGCGTTCCTCGGGGGGATGAACTTCCCTTGTGTTAAACCGTACCTTCAATTGTTACGGGTGTCAACAGCGAATACCGCATTTGCCCTTTTCTTCCGCACGGGTCTTAAACCATTCGTACTTCAGCGGCTTGTCTCCTGCGTTTGCCCAATCGTCAAGATCACCTTTTACCCAACCTTCACCAGGCGATTCCGCGCCCCAACTGTACATTGGGTCTTGCCACTCCCAAAACATGCAATCCGATACGAGGCAATAATCCCCAATCTTCGGGCAATATTTATGGGCGGCGGCTTCTTCAGTCATCCAGTTCTTGTCCACAATTGTCTCCTGTTAGTGGCGCGTTGCATTTTGTATTTCGTCAGCGTCAATTTCCGAGTACCCCATAAACCCCATAAACATCTCCACGGTCTCCTCAACTGCACGAGTGTGGTTTTGTTCTGGCATGTCCTTAATGAGTACCGACACGCAATTGACAAGCGCGATCATCGCGAGGGGAACCGTCTCCCCGTTTAACGATAGCATGATATTTTCAGTGAGGCGGTCAACTTCACTTGTCAAATCTTCAACGATTTCCGTCATTGATTAAATTTCTCTTTCAAGCGAGAATTGACATTCCCATAACCCTAGTCCATTTTGAACCCATGAACAAGACAGAAGTCATCAACGGCGTAAAAATACGGTTGCGCCGCCTCCACCAGAAAACCGTAAATGGAAAAACCATTGGAAGACAGCGCATGCCAGAAGAAAAACGCAAACGAGTCTACCAAACCAAGAAGCCCGTGGAAAAGAACCCCCGCAAGCGGAAAGAGATTGTCATTGATGACAGATTGCGCCGCTCGTTAACGGGTCTAGCCAAAATGGGCATGACGGTGGATGAGATTGCGGATACGATTGGTATATCCAAAACGTGGTTGTTGGAAAACTACAAACAGGAAATCCAATTTGGGCGGCAGATTGCTAACGCCCTTGTTGTAGAGAACCTGTACCAACAAGCCATGAAGGATCAGCCGTCCTCGATCCAAGCGGGTATATTCCTGACAAAAGCCCGTATGAACTGGCGGGATAAAGACCCCGAAGAGTTCCAACGTGGCCCGTCTATTGTGTTTGATTTTAGCAACCTCCCCGAAGAGGAACGGTTGAAAATGCTGCACAAGCTGTCCTCCAAGTCAAAAGACAAACAATTTATCGATGCGGAATACGAGAACATCTCCGATGAGTGACCTTATTCTGCCATCGCACTACAAAAATGCCCTTGATGAGCATCCGGATGAAGCAATCAAGGAAATCTTCCGGTTGGAGTACGAGAACAACATCCATAAGTTCCTTCGTGGCGGCTGGAAATACATCGATCCTAACCCATACAAACACGGTTGGCATTTGAACGCTATCGGTGAACACTTGCAGGCGGTCGCTAACGGGGAGATTCGGCGGCTTGTTATCAACGTTCCCCCACGCACATCCAAATCTTCAATGGTTTCCGTTGCGTTTCCCGCTTGGGTGTGGGCGCAGCGGGAGTATGGGCCACTGTCAGGCCCGCATGTGCAGTTTCTGTTTGCATCTTACGCGCAAACCCTGTCCATCCGCGATAGTTTGAAGACACGGCGGCTTCTTGAAAGCCCGTGGTATAAAAAGTATTGGGGTGAAAGGTTCCGTATTACGTCCGACCAGAACACAAAGGTTCGGTTTGACAATGATAAAGGCGGGTATCGCCTCGCGACATCCGTTGACGGCTCCCTGACAGGGGAAGGTGGTAGCATTATTATCGTTGACGATCCGCACAACGCAAACGAAGTGGAGTCAGACCTTGTCCGTGAAGGTACATTGGAGTGGTGGGATCAATCGATGTCCACCCGCCTTAACGATCCCAAAACGGGAGCGTTTATCGTTATCATGCAAAGACTCCACGAAGGTGACCTTACGGGTCACATCCTTCAAAAGGATATCGGAAATTGGACTCATTTATGCCTACCGATGCGCTTTGAGTCAGACCGCCGTTGTATTACTCAATGGTTCATTGACGAACGGGAAGAGGGTGAACTTCTTATTCCTGAGCGATTTGGGGACGCGGAAGTCAAAGAACTCGAATCAAGCCTCGGGCCGTTTGCGGCAGCGGGTCAGTTGCAGCAACGTCCACAGCCCAAAGGCGGTGGTATTATCAAAAGGGAATGGTGGGTTCTATGGGATGAAAGCATTTCCGGCACGGAAGGCCTCCCCAAAACTGTTTTCCCGCCGTTTGAATACGTCATTGCGTCTTTGGATACGGCATACACAACAAAGCAAGAGAATGATTTTTCGGCTCTAACCATCTGGGGCGTATGGACAGACCGCCACGATAACAGGCGGATCATGCTTATTTACGCGTGGCAGGATCGTCTGGAGTTCCCGCAGCTCGTCAAACAAGTCGGGTTACTGTGTAACAAATTTAAGATCGATAAGCTCTTGATCGAATCAAAAGCCGCGGGGATCAGTGTCGCGCAAGAAATTCGCGCCAACTTCTCGCGAGAAAACTGGGGTTTGCAACTTATCGACCCCGGTCGGGGTGATAAGGTTGCTCGTGCATATGCCATCCAGCACCTGTTTTCCGAAGGGATGATCTATGCCCCGGACTTTGAATGGGCGGAAAAGATGATTGCACAGGCGGAATCGTTCCCGCGTGGGTCACACGATGACTTGGTCGATAGTATGACGCAAGCACTCCTACATCTTCGGACCATTGGATTCGCACAAAAACCCGCAGAAGCTATAGCGGAGAAGACAGAATCCATGATATACAAGCCGCAGAACACAAGTAAACCGTTATATTGGGTGTAACATATGGCTCTCGCCCCGTTCAATATTCGACAGAATCCCGTCTCCGGTAAAACGTATGACGATTACAAGCCGCTGGACATTGATCTGGATGCGGAAGGCGATATTGAACCTACAATCGACACCGACAAAGGGTACGTCAAAGTCGAAAACGCGGACGGGTCCGTTACCATCAATATAGGCCAGATGGCTAACCCAAATAAAAAAATCGATGATGATTTCAATGAAAACATCGCGATGGACATCGACAATTCAACGTTGGGGCAGATTGCGAACGATCTCCTTCGGTTGATTGAACAGGATGATCAGTCTAGATCAGAATACTTGCAGCAGATTGTCATGGGTTTGGAGTTGCTTGGAACCAAGATTGAGTCCCCCAAATCCAATTCCGCGGATGGTTCTACGTCCGTTGAAGGTCAAGCAACTGTTAAGCACCCGCTGCTGTTGGAATCCATTGTGCGGTTCCAAGCAAACGCGCAAGGTGAAATGCTCCCGTCTTCCGGCCCCGTCAAAATTCGCAATGACGGGTTTGAAAACAAAACCGTAAACATTGAAGCGCATGCGTTGGAAATGGATTTTAACCATTACCTGACCAGCACCGCGAAAGAATATTACCCAGACACGGAACGTATGTTCTTTTCGCTTGGGTTCTGCGGTACTGCCTTTAAAAAAGTATATCACTGCCCAATTCGTCGTCGGCCTGTCTCCGAATTTGTAGACGTAAAAGACGTGATTGTCTCCTCCTCCGAAACAAATATTGACTCCGCACAGCGCGTAACCCATCACATCAAAATGCAGCCTTCGATTATGAAGCGCATGCAGCTTTTGGGTGTGTATCGCACTATTCCGTTAACGGATGCTGGCCCCACCAAAAAAAACCCTGTTGAGGAGAAAATTGAAGACCTCCAAGGCGTGAAGCCAACGCAATCCGCTAACTTGGAAAATGAGCTTCGTGACGTATACGAATGCTATTGTGAGTTGGATATCCCCGGTTACGAGCATGAAGATGCGGATGGGAATATTACGGGTTTGCGCCTTCCATATCGCGTAACACTGGATAAAACCAGCCGCGAAATTCTTGAAATCCGCCGTTGGTGGAAACAGGATGATGACAATTTCCTGCGCAAAGGCGTGTTTGTAGACTACATTTTTGTCCCCGGCATTGGTTTTTACGGGTTTGGTCTACTGCATTTGCTGGGCAACTCGACAATGGCCCTGACCGCTGGTTGGCGGTTGTGCCTTGATAACGGGATGTTTGCTAACTTCCCCGGGTTCTTGTACGCGAAACAAGCTGGTCGTCAGTTAACAAACGAATTCCGCGTAGCCCCCGGGTCTGGCGTTGCTATTGAAACGGGCGGTCAACCAATTCAAAACATGGTTATGAATCTTCCGTACCGTGGGGTGGATGGTGGGTTCTTGCAGTTGTTGCAATTGATTGACCAATCCGGGCAGCGGTTGGGCGGCACCGCTGAATTGAATGTTGGCGAGGGGAATACACAAGCTCCTGTCGGAACGACTATTGCGCTGATTGAACAGGCGCAGAAGACTATGTCTTCAGTGCATAAACGTATGCATGCTGCGCAGGCCCGTGAGTTTGAACTGTTAAAAGATTTATTCAAAGAAGACCCGGAAAGTTTCTGGCGCGAAAACAAGTTTCCTGCTGGAACTTGGTCGGAAGCGGTTCTTGTTAAAGCCCTTAACGATGCGAACCTTGTCCCTATGGCGGACCCCAATACCCCATCGCAGACGGCAAGAATTCAGAAAGCTATGGCGATTAAGCAGTTGCAGGCCGCAAATCCTGAGCTGTACAACGCGCAGGCTGTGGATGAACGCATCATGGACATGATGGGCATCAATGACGCTAAATCATTGTTCGCACCACCACGTCAGGCCGACCCAATGGCGGACCCCGCAATGGTTATGGCGCAGGCGAAGATGATGGATTCGCAGGCAAAAATGGCGGAAGTCAAAGTTCGCGCCGTAGATGTTACGGCAGACGCGCAAAATCGTATTGCGGATCGCGAAAGCAAAGAACGCATCTCCATGTTGCAGCTTGCCCGCGAAATTGCAGTACACCCAGAAAGTGCGCCAATTGCCGAAAGGTTTGTCAAACCAGACGTACAAAAATTGGCAGATGATCCCAATGTTTAACCTATTGGCGGGCACCAAAATTTAGTTTATGGTGCAAATTCCACCGTGGAGATTTAGAATGACACACTACAAACACGAAGCAAAACAAGCTGCGCACAGCAAAATGGAGCGCATGGGTTT